AAAACGTAAAGCAGAAAATGAAGCTATTGATAAAGGATTTAAAACTATAGCTCTTCAAAGTGGTAGTGGTATAAGTAAAGCTATGGGTGAAGATCGCACCGCACCTCTTAAAGAAGATGTAGGCGAAACTATTGCTAGGGGAAATCGAATAGCTGAAATGGAAGCTAAAGCTGCTAAAGCAATGAAGAAAAAAAATAAAAAAACTAAACCAAAGAAAAAACCAATAGTATCTCGTATGACAGGTGGTCAGATTATAGCTGCAATCTATGACTAATCGCTCTAGTATAAGAAAACAAGTTACTCGCCCCGGCAAGGTAAAAAAAGTAATGGGTGAGTATAAACGGGGCAAACTTAAAAGTAGCTCTGGTAAAAAAGTTAAAAGTCGTAAACAAGCCATAGCTATCGCACTTAGCGAAGCAGGGCGCAAGAAACGCAAAAGGAGAAAATAAATGCCGGGACCACATACACTTATCAAACGGCCACATAACCTTGACGAGATCGTAGGTCGTCCTACTGGTCAAGGCTATGGTGCTGCACGTAAAGGACCGCAAGTAAAAGGACCGCCTCAAGATGTTGTAGTTGACGAAGACTACGATGAGGGCAAAGCTTTTAAAGTTGAAAGTTAAGCTATGACTTCAGCAGAAAGACGTAAACTTTTAGAGAGACGAAAAACTTTGCAAACACGCAAAAGAATTGCTGGAGATAAATTTCCTGCGTCTGCTCAAAATGAATTAGATAAAATAAAACGACAAATTAAAGAAGAACGTGATGTTCGTCTACAAAGAACTAATCTACGTCCTAAACCTAAAAGTAAAAAATTAAATGTAGACACAAGTGATGTTACTCTTCCTAAATCTAAATCAGGAGTATCACGCTTACGCATGAGAAAAAGAGCAGAAAGAGATGAGCTTATTCCAAAAGGTGCCACAGGACCACAACCTAGAAGAAGTGATGCTCCTATTTTAGCACCCCGTCCTAAAAGAAAACCACCCGCACCTAAAAAACAAGCACTACCTGCACCTGCAATGATGTTTGATGCTAAATCACAGCAAACAACACCTGATGTTGGTGCTATGAGTCAAGGTATAGAAAAAGTTAAGAAGGCTAAGAAAAAATCTGTTGGCGGTGGTCGTGGTACAATGGCTGGCAACAAAGGCTTTGAGACAATGAAAGAATATTTTGCTGATGACATGTCTGGCCGTAAGTCTAGAGTTAAAACACCATTTGGAACAATCACTATAGATAGCTCTGATAAAGGTATGGCTTTTGAAGAATATGATGCTAAGTTTGGTGGACCAGTAATGCCTAAAGTAGCCAAAGAAAAAAGCCGTAAAGGAAAACGAGCAGCTATTCGTGGTCGTCGTGCAGAAATGAAAGGATCATAAAATGAGTGCTGCTGCTGCTAAAGTTGTATCTAAACTAGTTAAACCAAAAGCAAAAGGTAAGGGAGGTCGTAAACGTAAAAGGCGTGGGCCAGCCCCTGCAACTGAACAGCAAAAGAATGCTGCTAAAGTTTTAGGTATGTCAATCAAGGAAATAAAAAAATTATCTCCTTCTGAACTAAAAGCAAAACTTAAAGCAGCTAAACCTGAAAAGAAAAAAGAAGATAAAGTAAAAAGAACTCCTGCTCAAAATAAAGAACTTGCAAAATTAAAACGTGAGCAAGAAAGAGATATGAGAGAGGAGTCTTCAAATATTCTTCCTAGACGCCGTGCTACTGGACCTAAAGGACAAGAAGTTCAACAAGGACCACTTCTTTCAAAAATTCCTGCTCCAACTAAAAAAGAAATGTCACCAGCTACCCGCAGACGTTTAGGCATGTCTGGTATGCTTAAAAGTGGTGAGTATGCTCCTCCAGCCAGTGTGGTAGCTGAAGAAATGGGATTGGGTAGTAGAGGTCGTGCCAAGATGCCCACTGGTGAAGAGCTTGATGAGCTTATTGCTTCTGGCTTTGAAATTAAAAAAGGTGGTGGTAAAGTAAAACGCCGTATGGGTGGAAAGGTAAGAGGTTTCGGAAAGGCGCTTCGTGGTTACTAAAGAGTTTCTCAAGAGATACAATAAGTCTCTAGAAGAGGGATATGACGACTATAGTCTTATTGACTTCTCAGGAACTAAACCAGATAAGAATGACTATGAAGACTTTCAAGAGTATATCAACGATCTATGTAAATATTTAAAAAACAAATTTAGGTACACACATGGCAGTAAAGAGAAAAAGAAAGCCTAGTAATATGAAAGGCATTACTGTTGGTCGGGGCATGAAGCGTCCCACCAAAGCTGGTGCTGGTATGACTAAAAAAGGTGTAGCTAAATATCGTAGACAGAATCCCGGTTCTAAACTACAAACTGCCGTAACAGAAAGTAAACCAAGGACTAAAGCAAGGGCCGCAAGACGTAAATCATTTTGTGCAAGATCAGCGGGACAAATGAAAAAGTTTCCAAAGGCTGCACGTAACCCTAACAGTCGGCTCCGACAAGCTCGTAGACGATGGAGATGCTAACAAATAAATGTCCTATTTAATTTCTAATATCCCACACTTTAAGTGTTGGGTGCGTAAAGAGTTTACTAGTAACCATGAAGATTATGAAGGAGAATATTTACATGCACTAGCATTTGCAGTAAATACTGTACCAGATAGATCGTTAAGTTTTCAGGTAGTATTTACTGGATGTGATGAAGAAGAAAATATACATGGCGGTGCAATGTGGGCCAGAATGCCAATAGCTGCTTTGATTGCAGATACAGAATTGGATGAGTGGCCTGAACTAATGCCAACACATTTTGCACAACCGTGGGACTGTTCTTCTAGAAACCATGCTGTAGTTGTTCTTGATAGAGTATCTTCAAGTCCTTGGATATGTAAAATAAATGGAGAGTTCTACACAGGTCGTTATATGTTTACCATAGATTATACTGATAGTTATATTTCAGATGATCCTGCACAGCATAAACAATCACATGTGCTAGAACTCATAGATGCAGATGAATTTACAGGTAACATTGTGGCGTTACCTAATAACAGAGTTAGAGTAACTAACCCTGCTTTGTGGGTCACAGGTGAAGGTGCGCCAGACTTTGCACCAAGTCAATACATACACTCAGCAGAAATAGATAACAGTTATATGAACCCTAATATTACTTTTAACAATCTATATGCAGAGGAGATTGAAGATGATGAAGAGGACGAAGAATAGGTCCAAAGGTGGCGTAGTTCGTCGCATGGGCGGTGGTAAAACTACTAAATATAAATCCAGAGGCGGCACTGTTCGGCGCATGGGTGGTGGTAAAACTACCAAGTACAAGTCCAAAGGTGGAACAGTTCGTCGAATGGGTGGTGGCAAAGCTACTAAATATAAATCTAAAGGTGGAACAGTTCGCCGGATGCGTGGTGGTAAAGCTACTAAATATCGCTCCCGTGGTGGCCGTGCAAGGTAATGCGTAAGAAGCGTGATCCTAAAGTTGGTACAGGAAAAAAGCCTAAAGGTTCTGGACGCAGACTTTATACTGATGAGAATCCAAAAGATACAGTTGGTATAAAGTTTGCTACTCCAGCAGATGCTAGAGCTACAGTGGCAAAGGTTAAACGAATAAATAAACCTTATGCTCGTAAGATACAGATACTAACTGTGGGAGAACAACGTGCCAAAGTTATGGGTAAAACTCAAGTAGCTTCTATATTTAAAAAAGGTAAAGAAGCTATACGAAAAGCAAGAGGTAAAAATGGCAGTAAAAAGAAAACGTAAGACTACAGCTAAAAAGAAATCACCTACACCAAAGAATAAAGCTTTGTATGCACGGGTGAAGTCTGAAGCTAAACGTAAGTTTGATGTATATCCTAGTGCCTATGCTAATGCTTGGTTGGTTAGGACATACAAGAAGCGTGGTGGTACTTACGCATGAGCTTGAAAGAATGGTTTGGGAAAGGTCCAAAAGGAGATTGGGTGGACATTGGTGCGCCTAAAATTAAGGGCAAGTTCCAAGCCTGTGGTCGTGCGTCCACAAAATCAAGCAAAAGAAAATATCCAAAGTGTGTGCCAAGAGCTACAGCTAAAAGAATGACTGCTGCACAAAGAAGAAGCGCAGTAGCAAGAAAACGATCAAAAGCTCAAGGTGTTGGTGGTAAACCTACTAACGTCAGAACATTTGCCAAAAAGAAAACAACTAGAAAAAGGGCTAAAGCATAATGGCAGTTTCAGGAACATATGACTTTAACCTTGACATAGATGAGGTTATACAAGAAGCTACAGAAATGATTGGGGGTGAGGATACTCTTGGTCATGAACCTGCTTCTGCTCGTCGCTCTATAAACCTTATGCTTAAAGATTGGCAGAACAGAGGTGTGCTTCTTTGGACAACTTCTGTTTCTAATGTAACTGTATCTGCAAGTCTAGCTAACTATTCTTTATCTTCCTCTACTGTGGATGCATTAGAAGTTGTTATAAATAGAGATGATACAGATTTACAGTTAGAACGTATAACTCCTGAAGAGTATCTTCTTATACCTAATAAGACGCAGAAGGGCCGTCCTAATCAATACTCTCTTCGTAGAGGGCGTGATAATGCAGTGCTGTCTTTATGGCCTCTGCCTGATAACTCTACAGACATATTAAAGCTTGAGATTGTCTCAGAGCTTCAAGATGTAAATAAATCTGCAATACAAAACGCAGACTTGCCTAAAAGATTTTTACCCTGTCTAACTTGTGGTCTTGCTTATTACATGTCAATGAAGCGTCCACTTGTTCCTGAAAATAGAATTATGATGCTAAAAGCAAACTATGAAGAAATGTTAGCTAGAGCGATGGAGGAAGATAGAGAACGTGCCTCTATGCATATTGTTCCTAAATTGAGGTATATCTAATGGCTAGTAATAAAAATGCTCTAGCCATGTGCGATATATGTGGGTTTGTATATCCACACAGAGTAATGCAACTGAATAGCTATGGGATGCTGGTATGCCCAGAAGACTTTGAGGGACAGTTTGATCTGAAGAACCATCCTCAGAATAAAGTACCTGATGTAAGAGATAATCCAGCTATTCTCAATCCTCGTCCAGATGTGGGCGGTAGAAATCTTACATGGAGCGAGGCTTCAAGTGCTTGGGGATCAACAGATAAACATTGGAATCTAGTATGACAGACTTAACGACACAATTAATATCAAATACATATAAGAAGATAATACTTGTTAGTTCCTCTGCAACTAACACTGGTGTTAATACTTCTCTCAAAGCTGTACAAACTGGTGATGGAGAAAATACTGCACTGAAGCTGGCAACGAATGCAGTGCAGATTACTGGTGCGCTAGGAGTAACTGGTAACGTATCTCTGGATGCAAACCTACATGTTGATGACGCAGTATGCGCCAGTGCTTTCTACGGAGATGGTTCTAATCTATCAGGCGTAACAGCTACGATTGGTGGTAACATATCTGTCAGTAATGCTACAGTAGGTGGCAACTTAAATGTTGCTGGCACTGCTACAGTGGCTGGTGCTACACATCTACAAAGCACAGTCTCAGTTGGTGGGGCTGCACACTTTGGCTCTACAGCAACAGTAGCAGGGGCAGCACAGCTTCAAGGCACAGTAACGGCTGTAGGTGCTGCTACATTTAAATCTACAGTTACAGTAGAGAATGCAGCTATACTTAAAAACAATGTGTCAGTTGGTGGTACGTTTGCAGCGGCTGGTGCAGGGACATTTACCTCTAAAACAGATTTTAAAAATGACGTATCAGTTAGTGGTCGTTTAGATGTAGCAACATCTGTCTGTGTAGGTGGCATTGCAAAGTTTAGAGACAATGTTTCTGTTAGTGGTAATTTAAATGTAGTAGGTAATGTAACTGCTGCTCAGTTTTATGGTGATGGTTCTAATCTTACAAACGTAGAAGCTGAACTTGGTATTACTACAAATATTTCTGTATCAGGATTTATACATGCTGGTGGTAGTGTATCTGTTAGCGGACCCTTCAATGTTGTAGGTGCAGCTACGTTCCAGAGTGGTGTATCTGTAAGTGGCAATGCTAATATCAATGGAACACTAACTGTAGCGGCTGCTACATCTCTAGCATCTACACTTACTGTTGGTAGCATTGCAACATTTAAAGATGATGTAAGTGTAAGCGGTGATACAAGACTAGGTGGTACAGTTACCGTAGGTGGTGCAGTAAGTCTTGCTTCTAGCCTAAGTGTGGGTGGTGCAGCAAACTTTCTAAGTACAGTAACAATAACTGGTAACAATGTTCAGGCAGCTAATGCAAGAGTATGTGCAAGTGCATACTATGGAGACGGATCAAACCTTACTGGTATTAGTACATCAATAGAAGGTAACATATCTGTAAATAATGTTTTAGTTGGTGGGACACTTACAGTAGTTGGTGCCGCACAGCTTGGGTCTACAGTAACTGCTGTTGGTGCAGCTACTTTTAAAGATGCTGTATCAGTATCAGGTGGACTTACAGTTGGTGGTGCAGTAGCTGTATCAGGTGGTTCTATTGATCTGCGAACAAGTGCCTCTGATCCTGCATATATCAGATTTTATTGTGAGTCTGGTAATGCTCACTATGCTCAACTACAATCACCGCCTCACTCTTCTTATAGTGGCAACCTAACTATTACACTACCAGTTAGCACAGCAACAATAGTTGGTACATCTACTACTGATACTCTTACCAATAAAACTTTTGGTGATGCAGTTAAGTTTGAGTCTACAGTAACTGTCAGTGGTGCGGTTAGCATTGGCGGTGCAGTAAGCATTGGTGGTGCTACAAATTTAGCAAGCACGGTTACTGTGGTGGGTGCTGGTACGTTTAAAGATGATGTATCTGTATCAGGCAATGTAAATATAGGTGGCACAGTAACTATAGGTGGTGCTGTATCACTAGCCTCTACATTGTCAGTCGGAGGTGCAGCACACTTTGGTTCAACAGTGACAGTGGCTGGTGCAGCAATCTTTGAAGATGCAGTATCTGTTTCTGGCACAGTAGATATAGCTGGTAACACTTCTATTGGTGGTACACTAATAACGACAGGTAAGGCAGAGTTTGAGGATGACGTATCTGTCTCTGGTAATACTAACTTAGGCGGTACAGTTACTGTTGGAGGTGCAGCATCACTAGCTTCTACACTTAGCGTTGGAGGAGCAGCTAACTTTGCAAGCACTGTAACAATAGCTGGTGCAGTAAGCCTAAACTCTACACTTAGTGTTGGTGGAGCAACCAATCTTCTTAGCACAGTAACGGCTGCTGGTAATGCTGGCTTCCTTGGCACTGTGCGAGTATCTGGTAATACTTCACTAGAGGGGCAGCTACAGCTAACTGAGTCAGCGGCTGCTGCTGTGCATACTACAGCTATTAATGGTGTAACATCTGTATCTCTTAACTTTGGTATAGCGCAGAATTTCTTTACCTCTGTTACTGCTGCACATACACTAGCACGACCTACAAATGCAAGGGTAGGACAGGTTGGTAGTATTTTATTAATGCAAGATGGTGGTTCTGGAACTATGTCCTACAATGCATGTTTTAATTTTATTGGAGGCACAGCCCCAACATTATCAACGGATGATAATGCAATGGATAGATTAGATTATATAGTTGTATCTGTTTCTTCTGATAATACTGCTGAAAATATTCAAGCAGTAATGACACAAGCTTATAGTTAGGATAAAGAGTAGTGGTATTTAGTAATAACTTATTGGCAGGTTCTGGAGGTCAATCTACAGGGTATGAGATTGATCAGTCCATTCGTTTTAATGCAGATGATTCTGCTTATTTAACTCGTTATCCTAGTGTTGAAGGAAATAGAAGAACATTTACTTTATCAACGTGGGTAAAATTTAATGAGTTAAGGTCGGACAATATTGTTTTTGCATCTTGGATACCTAGTGGTGCAAGTTCATATGCTCTATTGTACATGCATAGTGATTTTCGTGTACGGTTTGAAGATCAAGGTACTAGCAAAATTAAACCATCCATGCTTTTTGTAGATACAGCAGCTTGGTATCATATCGTTTTAAGGGTTGATACTACAGATAGTGTAGCTAATGACCGCTATCAAATGTACGTTAATGGTGAACGGCAAACAGATTTACATGAAAATGACCAGCCGTCACAAAATCACCAAACAAATGTAAATAAAACACAGCCTCATTACCTTGGTCGTAATGGCTATAGTTTAGCAATGATCTATAGTGATTTATATCAAGCAGAAACACATTTTCTTGATGGGGTAGCATATGATGCAAGTTTCTTTGGTGAAACTGATAGTGCTACAGGGCAATGGATTCCAAAGAAATATACGGGAGGTAATTACGGAACTAACGGCTTTTACATTACTGGTGAGGATTCAACCTTTTTAGGACAAGATGTTCGCACATCTGGTGATCAAGTTAATTCATTTCAAGCAAGTCAATGGACCGGAGCTACAGGATCATATACATTTACTGATGGTCGTATACAAGCAGATACTGATAATAAAGCAATTAAAAGTGTAGATACTTTTACTGGAGACTTTGAGTTTAGTTGGCGATATATTGATATGGCTAACTTTGTTATTGGATTCTATGAGATTGATGAAGATAGTACGTTTAGTGACAGTTCGTCTGCCGGTAATATGCAGAACATGACAGATAGTTGGTATGTGCAAACATCTTCTGTTGCGGCTAATAGAGATATTTATTATGGCGGAACAGTTGTTGTAAATGCAACAACAATAGCCAATGGCGATACTTGGAAGCTACAGCGATCTAGTGGAACTATTAAAGTATATCGTAACGGTTCGGCTGTTCATACATTTTCACAAACTAGTACAAATGAAGTTAGACTTGTAGTAGCGCAAGGAGATGCATCAGCAGATGTAGGTGAGGTAAACTGGGTAGACAATGCAACTTTAGGTAATAACCTTTTTTCTTCAGGTTTATCAACAGCAGATCAAATGTTGGATACGCCAACTAATAATTTTTGTGTTTTATCTCAAGTTGATAAGTTTGGCGGTGGCTTAACTTTATCAGATGGAAATCTTAGGGCCGTTCCCGCTGCTAGTGCATATAGTAATAACCACGGCACTTTTTATATAGATTCGGGTAAGTGGGTTTTTGAATGTAAACACACTAGTATTTTTGGTGAGGCTTGTGGTTGGTCACCATCAGGAGAAAGACTTTCTGGTTCGTCTGATCGTGGTTATTTTATGTTTCAAGATGGCCGTGCTTATGATAATACAACTAATACAGGTACAAAAGGTGCATCGCTAGCTGCTGGTGATTTTCGTTACGTTTTCTACGATGCTGATGCACAAGCTATGTGGTTTGCTCATGTAGACGTGTCTAGCTCTAATGCTCTCGTTTATGACAACAGTGCTACTAAAGCAGAGATTGAAGCAGGAACAACTACGAATGCTGTGTTTACTAGTATCCCAGCAGGATTTTGGGCACCCGGAATCTGGATGGACACTAGTGGTGTTATTGAAGTTAATTTTGGTCAATCAGCTTTTGCTACGACAAGTGATTTACCTTCAGGCTTTAAAACTTTATCTGCTGCTAACTTACCAGACCCAACCGTTCCCCTACCTGAAAAATATTTTAACGCAGTTCTTTATGAAGGTAATGGTGCTGGACAACGTGTTGGTCAGTTTCAACCCCTTACTGAATTATACTCAGTAAGTAATAGTGTTATCTTTAATGATGATGACTCTTCTTACTTAGAAAAAACTTATAGTGGTTCTGAAAGCACACTAACAGCTTGGTCTTTTAGTATTTGGGTTAAAAGATCAAAACTAGGTGCAGAACAATTTATTTTTTTAGCTGGAACTTCATCAGCAAATCTTGAATATCTTAGATTTACTAGCAGTGATGAAATAGAATATAAACTACTTTTATCAAGCAGTCTTGACGCAAACTATATTACAGATAGAAAGTTTCTTGATTCTTCGTCATGGATACATATTTATGCTTATCGTTCTTCAACTACTTTTAAGTTATATATTAATGGAGTAGAATTAACTAACTTTAGCACATCAAACGCTCCCGGTTCTTCAAACGGTGTGCTTGGTTCAAATATTAGACATCGTATAGCGTGTGATTATGCTAGTGTTGCTACTTTGTTTGATGGTTATCTAGCAGAAATAAACTTTGTTCCCGGCACTGCAAAAGCAGTTTCTGATTTTGGTCAACTAGATGCATCAACAAATAAATGGATTCCTAAAGAATATACAGATTCTTATGGCACAAATGGTTTTCACCTTGATATGGCAGTTGCTCCCGGCACTGGTAATGGTGCAGGTAATGATGTTAGTGGTAATAATAATGATTTTACTGAAAATAATCTTGTAGCAGCAGATCAAGTAACTGATAGCCCTACAAATAATTTTTGCACTTTGGAACCTCTTCAATCTGCTTGGGGTGGAGCGGTTACTTTGTCAAACGGAAATCTTGCTGTAGCTGGAACAGCGGCGACTGTATGGAATAACGCTGTTGCCACCTTCAAGGTTCCGTCCACCGGTAAGTGGATATGGGCAGCAAAACCAAGCACCTCCGGCGGTGGTCAGTGTGATCCGTGGATTGTAAATGAGACGGGATTAACTTCTAGAAATAACTACGTTTATGTTGATACAAATGGGTGGGAAGCATCTTTTGATAGCAGTTCCGCACACTTAGTTTTGAACAATAATGCTGGAACCTCTGCAAGTCATACTTATGGCTCTGGGGATTTTCACGTAATTTGTTTTGATGCTGATTCAAAAAAATTATGGTTTGGCGTCTATGATGTTTCCGCAACCACACTAAAGTTTCGTGACGGTTCTACGGGTTTTACTGGTGACCCTGCTGCTGGCACTAATCAAACATTCACTCTAAGAGGCAGTGAGTTTACGATTGGATTTGCATCTTACACTGGGCGTAGCGGCGACGTTGATTTTGGGCAGTCTGATTTATTGTCTCAGTTTACTGCGCCATCAGGTTTTAATCAACTTAATAGTGACAACCTCCCACTAAGCAACGGTGAACTATCTGCATTTGTCTGGATCAAGAACCGTGACGCCGACGATAACCACATGCTCTTTGATGCAGTGCGTGGAGTAAAAAAAGACCTGCATTCAAATGTAAATGATGCTGAAGTTACCAATGCAAATACGCTAACTCGCTTTCTGAAAAATGGTTTTGAAGTTAGCAATGATGCATTGGTAAACACCAATAATGAAAGCTATGTTGCATGGCAATGGCTTAATGATAGCCTCACAACAAGCAGCAATGAGAATGGCAGTATAACCAGTACAGTGTTAGCTGAAACTACAAGCGGCTTTAGTGTTGGCACCTACACCGGAAACGGCACAGACAATGCAACTGTTGGTCATGGTCTTGGTGGTGCTGATATGGTATGGGTTAAACGACGCAACACCACTGGTAACTGGAGAGTTTATGAAAAGTCATCTAATAAACTTTTGTATCTTGATTTAACAAATGCTGGTGTTTCTCCAACAGAGATAAAATCAACTTCGTCAACCACCTTTACTTTAGGTAGCGGAAATGGATTTAATGGCAGTGGAGATACTCATGTTTTCTATGCTTTTCAATCTATTGATGGTTTTAGCAGGATTGACATCTATGAAGGTAATGGTTCTAGTGATGGTCCTTTTGTTTACACTGGTTTTAAACCAAGATGGATAATATTTAAAAGATATGATGCTTCTGATGGGTGGAGTATACTTGATACGGCTAGAGGTTCTGGTAATTTTGGTTCTGCTGCTGGCGCAACTGGTAAAGATCCAACGGCTGGTAATGAAATGAATAATAAAATTAACGCAAATGACCAGTTTGCCGAAGAAGATAATTCTGGTGGTAGTCGTAAATGCTCGTTCTTGTCGAATGGGTTTAAGATAAAAAATACAAATACAGCAATGAATGCCAGCGGTGGTGATTATATATACATGGCGTTTGCTGAATCACCGTTCAAAACAGCGACGGCACGATAGGAGAATAAAATAATGTGGAAATATCATGGTCAAACAATTAAAGAAGGAAAAGCATGGACTGATCTATCAGGTGTGCAACATCCTGCTAATTGGAATATATGGCCTAAAGAACACAAAGAAAGTTTAGGGCTTGTAGAGATTATTCCTGAGTCTCCGCCAGACAGCCGTCTTTATAAGTGGTCACAGAATCCTGATGGCACAATAACTAAAACAGCTAAAGCTTTAGATGATACTGGCTCTGGTGATGATATAGTTCGTGGAGTTAAATACAATCTTAAACAAGAAGTAAAAAATCAACAAGGTTCTTTGCTTGCTCAAACAGATTGGGCTATTATTCGCAAAGCAGATAAAGACATAGCTGTGCCAAGTAATATACAAACATGGCGTGATGCTATTCGCACCAAAGCTACAGAGATGGAAACAGCAATAGACAATGCAGCAGACACTGATGCGGTAGCTGCGTTATTTTTAACATATACAACAAATGAAGATAATAGTCAAACAAAGTCTGGTATACTTTATGATTGGCCTGAGTTAGGAGAGTAATGTTTTATTTTTTTTCAACTATAGTAATTGCAATATCACCAATGGGAGAACCTATTTTAGAACGATCAATGACAGGTGGGTTTCCTAGTTATGAGGTTTGTGAGTCATATCATCAATCTATAAAAGTAATTACAGAACAATCTCCAGCGGCTTACATAGTAGATGCAGAATGTAGAAAGGCAAAAAAAGGAAAGGCAGTCTAATGGCAAGCACATATACAACAAACATACGCTTGACAAAGCAAGGGGATGGAGAGAACCCAAACAGTTGGGGGCAAATCCTTAACGATGGAGTTATCAGTCTCGTTGATGATGCTATTGCTGGATACACCACTGTATCTTTGGGCAGTGCTGCAACTGTTACCCTAACTGAGAATCAAGGATCTGGCGATCAGTCTCGTTCTGCCATACTAGAGTTTAAAGGAACCGTTGGTGGAGCGCATGATACAATTAATGTTCTGATACCCAATAACTCTAAAACTTATATTGTAAAGAACTCTGTCTCTTATAATGATAGCTCTGATGCTATTGTTATAAAGGTTGCTGGTAATACAGGGACAACAGTTACAGATGGCTCTACTGCTTTGTACGTGACTAACGGAACAACTGTCACACCTGTTACTCAAAATACATTTACTAATCTTACAGCTACAAGCATTACCACTGGAGGTATTACTACAACAAGCTTAACAGGTGTTAGCCTTGCAACATCCATACTAGCAGCAACTAGTATTACTGGCACAGCAATAACACTGACAGGTAATGTGACTGCTGCAAATGCTGTGATAAGTGATAAGGTATGTGCATCTGCTTTCTTTGGAAGTGGTGCTAATCTAACAGGTGTTGCTAGTGGTATGCCCAGAGGATATCTGTCTGGTCTTACTCTATCTAACAATACTAGTGATAGTGAGCATGATATTGATATTGCAGTTGGTGAAGCAAGAGACACTGCTGATGGTGTTGATTTAACTATCTCTTCTACATTTACTAAAAAGATTGATGCTACTTGGGCATCTGGTAGCGGTAATGGTGGTTTGGCAAGTGGTGTAAGTTTGTCAGCAGATACTTGGTATCATGTTTATCTTGTTGAGCTAGATGCTGGCGGTACTGATGCTGGTTTTGATACAGCAACTAATGCAGCTAACCTTGTAGCAACATCTGGAGTTGCTTCTGCTTACAGACGTATTGGTTCTGTTCTTACAGATAGCAGTAGCAACATTCTTGGGTTTACTCAGTTTGAAGATGAATTTATTTTTGATTCTCAGGTTGTAAATGTAAATGGTGTTGGTCTTGGAACTAGTCGTGTATTGCAGACAGTTACTACACCAACTGGTTTTGAGGTAAGAGCTATACTTGGTTTGCTTGGTATAATTGCAGGGAGTAATAATGCAGTTCGTATTACTCTTACACATCCTAATGTAACAGATGCTACTCCTGCTAGTAATATTGTAAATAATGCTGGTGAGAATAGTTCTAATAATAATGGTACGTGGGCCTCTGGCACACATATAGTTAGAACTGATACAGCAAGCAGGGTAGCATTTAGACAAGACGTTAATAGTACAGTATATATAAATACTAATGGTTATCTTGATCCAAGAGGTAGAGGATAATAAACTACTATGGCAACTAGACTAGCAAAGTTTGAATTTCAACAGGGCTTTCATAGAGAGACTACGGCCTATGCTGAAGGTCAGCGTTGGTTTGACGGCAACTATGTACGGTTTCGTTCTGGTCGTCCTGAGAACATACGTGGCTATGAGACAAGAGCTTTGGGCGCAACCTTTGATGGTTCTGCCAGAGACTTGATCGTGTACTCTGATTCAAACAGTAAGAAGAGAGCAGTCTTTGGTACGCCTGAAAAGTTGTATGCACATGAGGGTGATCAGCTATTTGACATCACACCAATAACAACGGCAGTAACACTGTCCAATGTATTTGGTACATCATCAGGCAGCACCAGAGTTTGTTGTTCTGACAATGGTCATGGCAGAGTAGTAGGTGACTATGTGTTATTTACATCTGCTGCAACATTCAATAATGTTAGTCTGCAGGGTAATACGTATAAGATTGTCTCTGTAGATAGTGCAAATGTGTTTACTATCTCTGTTACTGATGCTGCTAATGCTACAGGCAGTGATGTAGGATCAGCAACATTTAAATATTACATACCTACAGGTAACTCCGTAGCTGTTGCTGGTCTTGGTTATGGTGCAGCAAAGTATCAGGCTACAGTGTGTGCATCACAGACAAGAGCTTGGAACCAACCTGCATCTGCTGGGTCATCTGGTATTGTATTTAACGTAACACAGTGGAGCCTTGACAACTGGGGTGAAGATGTTGTAGCTAACCGTAGTGGCAGTAATATATTTTACTTTGACAGTGATGCCTCAGTGTCACCAACAAGGGCTACATCTGTTACAACTTCACCAGTAAGCTCTAACTCTATTATTGTGTCACCTAATGACAGGCATCTTATTTGTCTTGGTACGAATGAGTTTTCACCTACAGCTACAGTAAGTGGTACATTTAATCCTATGCTGGTGAGGTGGTCAGATCAAGATGATAGAACTAACTGGGTGCCATCAGTAAGCTCTACTGCTGGTGAGGTTGTCCTAACAGATGGTACGAAAATTATTGGTGCAGTTCGTTCTAAAAATGCCATCAACATCTGGACAGATAATGCATTGTGGTTGATGGAGTTTGCAGGACCACCGTTTACATTTAGATTTACACAGGCTGGTACTAACTGTGGCATGGTAGGACAACATGCTGGTATTGACTTTGGTGGTGTTACTTATTGGATGGGCTTTGATAACTTTCACAAGTTTAGTGGTCAGGTAGAAGATATAAATTGTACAGTGCGTAGATTTATCTTTGATGATATTAATAGAGACTATTACACTAAAGTCTTTGCGGGATTGAACTCAGAGTTTAATGAGATTATTTGGTTATATCCATCAGGAACTAATACTGAGTGTAATAAGTATGTAATATATAATCCAATAGATGACTATTGGGTATATGGTGAAATGATCTTTACAACTTTTGCAGATAAGGAAGTTTTTGGAAACACAATTACAACAGGCGTTACTGCTGCTGGTAATAATATCTATAACAATGAACCTGTATCTGTCTTCACGGGCAGTGGGGAAACGCTACCGTCTTTTGTTGAGTCTGGTGATTTTGACATTGATGATGGTAATGCTATCATGTTCATGAATAGAATTATTCCTGACTATGATCTATCTGGTGGTAAGATTAAGATGAAGTTCACCACCAAGAAATATCCTGAAAGCACAGAGACAGTGACAAAAGAGTTTGACATTACAAATACAACAGAGAAAGTAAACTTTAGAAGTAGAGGAAGGCAAGCAAAGGTACGGGTATCTTGTGGCTCTAACAATACAAGCTGGCGTTGGGGAGCGATCAGACTTGGTATACAAGGTGATGGAGCAAGATAATGGCAAGATACCCAACCCTTCCACAAAGTATGTCTACAGAAGATATTAAGAAAATGTACAATGAAGTACAAAGATGGGGATCAATATTAATTGGTGAGTTAAACAATAGGGACACCGTGGTTGACAGTAGACCAGCAAGCAACATCTTTCGTGTAGTAACTGTGACCAGTATTGGGCGACCACAGAAAGGAGACATTGCATACTCAGCAAGCACGGGGAAGTTTAAGGGGTATGTAAGTTTAGGATCAGAAACATCTTGGCAGGATTTAAATTAATGGCTACTAAAGAACATCTTGAAAATATTAATCAAAGCACATTTTTTGGAAACCTAAATACTGGTCAATTTATTGACAACAGTAGGTTTCGCATGGATCAAAAAATAAAAGAATTTGGGAAAATTAAAAATTCAGTGTATAATAATAGTAGTAACTTTATTGCAGATCAAACTTTCTCTCAATCTAATTATGGACGAATAAAATGAACATAAATAAAGATATTAAAGAAACTGTTAGATTGAGTGCGTTAGATAACCTAGCGGCAAGAGCGGGAATAACTCGCCAGCAAGTTGATGATGCAAAAAGAATTTTAACCATCTCTAATCAAGATGCTATGCAAAAAGAGATGGAACAGATGCAGCCTCAAGCTATGGCTCCAATGTCACCGCCTCCAGCCCAACCAATGCCATCTGATCCACAGAGAATGGCAAAAGTAAAAGCTGTTCAAGATGCACTAAGAACTGAGTCACAGTTAGATAACCTTGCTATGATGCGTATGAAAGAAGGTGGTATGGTATATGGTGGTTACTCTGGCATGGTTCCGGGTGAGGGACATGGTATGGAAGATAATGTCTATATGCCAATAGTAGATAGGAAAAAAGGAGAACAGGTAGCAACACTAGCTGTTAGTCCTGATGAATATATTGTAGATGCTGCTACAGTGGCTGCACTAGGTAATGGAAGTTCTGATGCTGGTGCAAAAGTATTAGATGAAACAATTAAAGATATACGGCAAGAAGCATTTGGCACAACCAAGCAGCCAAATCAAATTAATGGCCTTGCTTCATTGCAACAGGCTCTAAAATCAAATATAGGATAAGGAAAGCATAATGGCTATTTTAGATTTTTTGTTTGGCAGAACTAAACGAACACCAACTACAACGACTGTTCAACAAAGTTCTAAGCTTCCTGAAGAGATAGCTCCTTTTGTTAAGGAGGTTCTTGGTGAAGCACAAGACCTTTTTCAACAGCGTAAAGCAGAGGGATTTAGAGAGTTTCCCGGTGAGACTATTGCGCCTAGAACTGCTGAAGAGTTGGCGGCAATGGAGGGTTTGCGTGGTCTTGTAGGAACACAAGAACCTTATCGTGCTGAAGCTGAAGAGGTGATTAGAGCCACACCTACTCAGTTTACTGCTGAAGATGCTCAACGTCTAATGAGTCCTTATCAACGTGCCGTAACAGATATAGAAAAGAGAGAAGCGCAAAGAGTTTTTGAACGTGATGTACAGCCAGCATTAGAAGCAAAAGCTATACAGGCTGGTGGTATGTCTGGTCTAGGCACAAGGGCCGCTCTACAGGCTGCTGAAGCTCAGAGACAGCAAAGTCAGTTACTTGCTGATATAGAAGCCAAGGGGCAGCAACGTGCCTTTGAGCAAGCTTATAGACAGTTTGGAGATGAGGTTGCTTTACAACGGCAACGTGCTGGTGATATACAGCAACAAGGACAGCAGCGATTTAATATTGGATTGGCTGAACGAGGACTACAGCAACAGCTTGGTCAGGAAGATCGTGCCGAAGCACAGGCTTTGCTAAATGAACAGTTTGCAGAGTTTCTTGAGCGTGAGCAGTTTCCTGAAAGTACTCTTGCTCAATATTCTAGTTTTATTTATGGTAATCCATTTTTGAGAACTCCTGATACTACACGCACTACAACTGGAATGCTAGAACCTACAACCTCAATGGGACAGGGATTGCTTAACCTTGGTTTGACCGGACTTAATATTTATGGCCGTGGTGGAGGTTTTGGTCAGGGAGGATTTAGTGCTAATCAATTCTTTACTGGTAGAAGGACAGCAGCAGGTGGTAGTGTTGGTAAAGGTTTAGTTTCTTTACCTGTAGTTAATAGAAGGGGTGCTGGTGCTGTTGACCCACGCCTTACAAGTTTAAGACAAAGATCACCACAAAGTATAAGAGCGCCTTTTGAAGAACTTTTAAGAAGGGGTGTAACAAATATAGAACAGCCTGATAGAGCAGAGGCTCGTAGGCTTGGTCAAAAACTTCCTACTGGTTTACAGGCTTTAAGAGATACAACAGAAAAGAATAGAAGGGCTGCATTAAAAGCAAGGGCTGAAGAGCAAGCAGGGTTTCGTGAGAGGTTAAGAGAAAGTCAAATGGCTCAGTTTGAGGATTCTGATATGTTATCACAACCTATAGCTGAAGCTGTTAAAGCTATTAATGCACCGGGAATGGAAACTAAAGGATTTATTAATCAGCTTGCTGCTGGTTTAAGTGCCTTAACTGCTGGACAAGATAAAATGTCAAGAGCAGAAAAGAAAGAAATAGCAAAAGTTGAAAAAGAACTTATCTCTCAAGAAGCTGCTGCTGCAAGTTTGATGGCAGATCGTAAAGCAGAATTAGCTAATCAACTTTCAAAAGCAGATGAAGCAATATTAAGGGCTACAACTCAGGCTGAAATAGATGATGCAAACTTTGAAAAGAATAGACTAGCAGAAAATCTTAAAATATCAGATACTGCATCACAAATATATGCAAGACTTCTTGATGAAGAAACAGATTACATTAAAGCACTAAATGAAAAAGCAAAAAAGGGTGAGCTAGATGATGGTGATTATAAAACACTAAGAGCCACGGCAAAAGACATACTTGGTTACTATGTAACTGAAGATGGTAGAACTGTTAGAATAAGTGATAACCAAGTTTTGTCTGATGATGATCCTGCTCTTGTTAAGTTAGAAGCTGTTGTTACACAACTAGCTGAAGATTTAGAAAGTAGTGGGAAAAACTGGGCAAAATTAGCTAAGAAGGGTGAAAATATAGCTCGTACTTTAAAAAATGCTAAAACTCTTCCAACTGCAACGACAACAGATAGTGCGGGTAATAAAGTACCTGCTATTGATATAAACAAACTTGTAGATGGGGAGTTGTATAAAACTCCAGATGGAACTGGTGTACAAAGATGGAATAAATCAACAGGTGAATTTGAAAAGGCAATATAATGGCTGAACCTAATCTTGTACCTTTGTCTAATTTCTTTGGAACAGAAAAAGAGGTAACAAAAACTACAGAACAACCTGTAGAAGTACAGCAAACTACAAAAGAGCCTGTAGAAAAAAAGACTCCTCAACCTGATACAGAGAATAAAAGTAATTTAGTACCTTTAGAAAAGTTTTTTGAGACTTCTGGGGTAAGCCCTCAAGCTGTGCCTGATGACAAAGAAGAAGCTCCTAAGAATACTATGGATAGCCTTGTTAAAAACAAGGATTGGTTGAAAGATGCACAGGTTGTTTATGAGCATGAGAGGGGTGAAAAGTTTAAAGGTTCTGATGCAGAGCTAGACTATTGGTTTAGAAATCGTCACTCAAGATTGGGTAATGATTTAACCAACATTGGTCTTACAGCCGCTGATGCTTTAGATATGTCAGATGAAGTTAAACTGGCATGGATAAACTCTTTAGATACTTGGGACAATACTGAAGGAACTCTTGGTTCTTTTGGTAATGCCGTTTATCAAGCTCTAACTGACCCAACAACAGTTGCATCTATTTTTGCTGGCTTTGGTGTTGGTGGTATAGCAAAACTTGCTGGGCAAAAAGGTGCTACAGTTGCTGCTAAGTTTGCATTTAAAGATCAGCTAAAGAAAGCTTTAACTAAAGAAGTAGGAAAAGAAGCTGCTGAACAGTTTATTAAAACTGGAGCTAGTAAAAAAGTTAGTGCAGAGGTGCTAAAGAAAGCTAGAGGTAAAGCAGCAACTAATCTTGCTATTAATAGAGGGGGAACTACAGCAGCAAGTGGTGCAGGTTATTCCGCTGCTGACAACCTTCTCAGGCAATCTTTTAATATTGATATCTCTGAAGCAACAGATGATCCTATACAAACTGAAACAGATTACATACAAGCGGCACAAGCTGCACTTTTTGGTGCTGGTTTAGGCGGTATTTTTGGTGCTGGTGCTGGTAAGCTTGCTCAAAAATTAGGTGATCAAAAAGCTATTAAAAAATTAGCTAGACAGAATGAACTAGAAGAGGCAATGCAGCCAAAAGTTCCTGAACAAACTTCGTCTCTTTCTGTTTCTGATGGTGATCTGGGCGCAAGGAATGTTGCTGGTCAAGCTCAAAACCAATTAGAAGAAGGTGGAAAACTAACTATTGAGATTGGAGAGGTTGTCCCTCTTGAAAAGCTGCGTGAAATAAACGCACAGTTTGCACAAGAAGGAATGAGCGATTTAGAAAAAATTGGTCCCGGCACATATAGGTCTACTAAAATTAAAACACTTCGTGAAGTTACGCCAGAGACACCTGACAAGGCAAGAAGTAAAATTTCTAAAATAGTTGGTCGTGTAAAGCGTGGGATATACTCTAATCCTATTGTCTCTGCTAGAAAAACTGCTGATGATTTTGAGCAAGAACTAATAAATAATAATAAGTTTTTACCTGACAATGAAAAAATACCTTTGTCTGAAATAAAAAAACAAGCAAAGCAAATGGCGGAGGATGCAAAACAGGCAACAGATAAAGCTGCTATAGCTCAACGTCGCAGAGACTCTGCAAGAGTTTCGTCTGAAAGAAGTATTGCTACAAGCTTTCAAAGATTAGAAAAAGCTCTAAACAAAGACTTAGGTATTAAAAAACTAGGTACGTTAAGCTCTGCTCAATCTAAGCTTCTTAATGATGCACTGAAAGGTGAACGCCAAGCATCAGAGGAAGTCGCTAGAATAGCCCCATCTGTAAGCAAAGAGCTTTCTACCATGCGTGGTAATATTCAGAAGCTTCAAACAGACTTGTTAGAAACAGGTGCTGTTAAAAAAGATTCCCAGTTAGAGGGTAAAATATTAGCATCAATGGGTAAGAAGGGAGATGATGCAGAACTGTATCTTACAACTTCTTATGAAAAGTTTGATAATCCTAACTGGAGTAAAGAGGTTACTACCAGAGAAGGTAAAGATGGGCGCACTATTCTAGAAGGAGCAACAGATTATATTATAAACCAAGCGGCAGTAAGAAATCCTGCCTTTGGTGCTGTTCTCAATAAGTTTAGACGGGGTGAAGCTCTTAACCCACAAGAAGAAAAAATATACAATGACTTTATGGGTGCGGATGGAGAGATAAATACTACAATTAATCGTATACTAGATACTAATGAAGATGATGTTCTTAAAGTATTTAGTGAAAGCACTGCTCTTGGTAGAGGGCCAACAAAAATCTTAGCTAGAAAGCAAGACATACCTGAAGAAATTAAAATGTTAATGGGAGAGTATCAAGACCCGCTTGTTAACTATGCTAAAACAATAAGTAAAATAAACCAAACATTAGCTCAAATTAACTATGAAAAAGAAATTGTAGATTTAGCTGATCAAGGCTTTTTGTCTGGAGTTAGAACAACAGATTCAGGAACAGGAGATTTTGTTCGTGTTGCTGGCCGTCTTCCCCAAAGAGCAGATGTAGTTGATCCTCTAGCAAAGGACATAGAGACAGGTATGGATGGTCTGTATGCTTATCCAGAACTTGCTGATGCAATTATAAGAGGTAATGATTTTGGTGTTACTCAGATAAAACCTCTACAAACTTATTTAATGTTGCAAGGTCATACTAGAGCGGCTAAGACTGTGTACAGTATAACTGCTATTGCTCGTAACTTTATTGGTGCTGGTTGGATGTCTATGGGGGCTGGTTATATGTCTCCCAAAAACATAGGTCAGATACGTCAAGTTGCTAAAGGTCTTAGCAGCATGGGTGATGAAGATTTAAATGAGGTTATAGAAAAAGGTATTTCTCTAGGATACTTACAAAGTGGTACAGATATAGGTGCATTCCGTGCTGCTTTGGGAGATGCCAGTGATGACTCATTCTGGAACTTTACTAATAAAGCACTGCAAGATAAAAACTCTCTTGTAGAGAGGGCAAAAAAACTTAATGTCAAGGCTGTTAAATTTTATCAGTCAATGGATGACATGTGGAAACAGTTTGCTTTTATTAGTGAAAAAGATAACTATAGACAGGTTCTTCGTGACAAGGGTACTAACCCAGATGAAGTGGTAAGGTCTATAATAACTGGTGATGGTAGAAAAGTTGATATTACACAGCTAGATGAGTATGCAGCAAATGAAGTTGCTAAACACATGCAGAACTATGCTGGTGTGCCACAGTTTGTTCGTAGAGCTAGGCTATTACCAATGGCTGACTTCTTAGCATTTACAACAGAGATAATACGGACACAGAAGAATATAATAAAAACTGCCCTTAAAGATATGAAAGAGGGTAGAGAGTTAATGAAAACTGGTCAAGAAGCTGTAGATGCAGACGGTAAAAAAACTGGTTTATTAGTAGGCCAAGCACAAAAACGTGCAGGAGAACGTAGGCTAGGATCTATAATTGCTGCACAAAGTGCCGCACCTGCGCTTGCTGCTGGTAGCGTAGCCCTTACAGGCATGGATGAAAAGGTTGTAGATAGAAATGGTAAGGAAATGCCTTACACAAAGAAAGAAGCTTTTGAAGCTTTTGATCAACCTTGGCAGAAAGGTTCAAACTTTATCTATTTAGGTGAGCCTGAGAAGGGTAAAATAAGAAGAATAAATATAAGTTATATTAATCCTTGGGCTAAAACACAAGACCCAATACGTGCAGGTCTAAGGGCTTTAGCTTCTGGTGGAGACATAGATCAAAACCTTGATAAAGCTTTTGCTGAATCAGTATGGCGACCTGTCAAAGAAACCTTTGGACTTTCTATGTTGGCAGAAGCAACATTTAATATGATAAACAACCAGAATGAGTTTGGTAAGGAAGTATTTAAAGAAACAGATACGCTTGGTGAAAAATTTAGAACAGGTGTTGTTGAAACTTTATCAGTCTTTGAGCCGGGAATTGTTAAATCTGGCAGAGATATTGCTACATCTCTTAATGCACCTAAGAGAGTTCAGAGAGAAACTTTCTTGGGCAACTATGATATACCTGTTGGCTTTACCAGAAGTGGCGCACAGAAAGGACTTGATGAACAGATAATGTCATTGAGTGGTATTAAACCAGAAACAACAGATATTAAAGATACTTTAGGTTTTAAAGTTAATGATATTAAAAGTAATATGGGAGAGTCAGGAGAAACATTTAGGAAAATGTATCAACAAAGAACTCCTATTACTACAGAAGAGCTTGTAGAGGCGTATTCTACTGGGTTAGCAAAAGAATATGAATATGCAAAAGAAATGTTTGATCTAATATCTAGAGCTAAAAGTGCAGACTTAAACAACAAAGATATAATACTAGCAATAACAGATGGTGGTCTGTTTAAAAATAGGCTAGATAAAAAGATGTTGGTTAATCTTGTAAATAAAGGAAGATTTATTCCAGCACCCCCTAATATTAGGGACATAGAAAAGTGGGCTATTTCTACTGAAAAACGTACAGGTAGAAAACCACCAGTGCAAGAAGCACGTAACCAAATAATGAGAACGTATCGCAGGTACGTTGGAGAAATAACAGGAGAGCGTTAATGAGTGATTGGGGGTACTTTACCCAAGAAGAAATGAGTTGTAAAGGTACAGGCGAGTGTCATATGGATGAAGAGTTTATGGCACGGCTTATACGTCTGAGAGAAGACTATGGTAAGCCTATGATTGTGTCATCAGGATATAGAGATATTGCGTATAATACTACAATAGGAGGCTCTCCAAACTCTGCACACATATATGGCAGGGCTGTTGATATTGTAGTGGGTGGGCATGATGCCTTTAGATTAATGCGTCTAGCAATCATACATGAATTTACAGGTATTGGTGTTTCTCAACGTGGTATGTATGAGCGTAGATTTTTACATTTAGATACAATGGAAGATGGGGACCACCATCCTCGTCCTTGGATATGGAGTTATAAATAAATATGAAATACATCGTAGCGACAGTTTATTTTTCAGTGGTAACTGCTTTTGTAGTTAACTGTATATAGGAGAGGTGTGTGGAAGGAGCCATAGACATACGCCTAGTTGTTACTCTAGCTGGTATACTATTTAGTGTAGCAGGAGCTAGTGCTGTGGCAAAGTTACAGATCAAACAGTTAATAGAAAAACTAGAAGATATGGAACAACGTCTACGTAGATTAGATTCTAGGGGTGATAAGTTAGCCACGCTTACGGAGACACAAGAACAAAGGATAGATATCTTGGCTAAGATGTCATCTCCTGAGAACTTGAGACGTGATCATATGAATATAGCAGAGATGAGTACACATATTAAAAGGCTACAAAAGGACTGTGACAGGCTATATTCCATGCATAATGGGTCACATCCTCCTGTAGCCAGTGAGAAGAAGGCAGAATAAGATAAATCCTCTGTATCAAGCTAGGAGCGTCATACAGAAGAATCAGTACCTTTCGGCTAGGTACATACCTGACGGGTTAGAGAAGGCTACTCAGTGGCTTTCCTAGCCCGTTTTTTTTAGATTGTTAAGCCAAAATATGCTGACCTTTTGTCTTTCCATCAACAAGTATCCAATCATTAGTTTTTTCATTAAAAGTTAGTATCTTTACTCCTAATTTTACTTGAAGCTCTCTTAACTTTGGAATGCGTATACGTTTTTGGTCATCACATAGATGAGTAGTTTTAACATCTATTTTTAATATTTCATTTGTTTCTTTATTTAAAGCTATTATATCAACGGGGCCACAGGCACAATCATTACGAAAAACTTCATATCCCTGTTTAAGAAGCCAACATACAGCTTGAAGCTCTAGTAAATCTCCAACTTTAGTTGCATCAAGTTTTACATTATTTTCCATATTTACTCTACCAGTATGGATTTTCTCTCTTCACCGCCCTCAAACGGTTCTTCTGCATCGTCGCTATCATTTTCTTCAAATAGTGCATCAGCGAAGTCACACTTAGATAAAAGCTGTACAACTTTCTCTTCTCCCAATACATTGAGGCAACCTATGATAGCTGTCTCCAATGTTTCTTTATCCATAGATAAACCAGTATCACTATTTGCACCACGAATACGAGATAGTAACTCCAATGCTTTAATCGCACTGTTGGTGTGTCCATTTGCTTTGGCAAACTCATACTGGTTTTCTATTTCCTCTATTACATTAACATCAGTCTCAAGCTGCTGCTCTAGTTCATGTACTCTATCAATTACTTCTTGACTTTGAAGTAGGCGATAGCCCTGATTATAAGCTGATGCAGCAGCATATCCAGCAGCCTTTGCAGCCTCAGTTGCATTGCGGTGCAGCACGTAAGCCTGTGCAAACTTTTCTTGCTTTTCGTTTAGCATTACTTCTTCATGTTATTTCTGGCTACACCTTTCCACTTCTCAAATGAACGGGCTGCGCCAAGACCAAGGAGGGCCATGATTAAACTAACAAGCTCACCTGTTTCCAGTGATGGTAGTGTTACCTGTGGATACCACGTTATAATAATCCAAGAAGATATAGGTGCTAATATAAACTGCCATGCCAAAGCAAAGCAACATACCCACATAATAGCTGGCCTTGCTCCACTAACAAAGATAGAGGGGTGTTTTGCCTGTTCTATATTTGCCTGTGCCTGTGCAAGATCAAGAGACATCATCTGTTGTTTTAGTTCTGCATTAAGCCTAGTCTTTAAATCTTTATCTTCAACGAACTTATCAAGAACTTTACCAGCCACACCAATGACTGAATCTGCAATACCTAATACCATTAGTCTTTCTCCTCTGCCTTGTTCTTCATCTTAATGATGCGAGGGTACTGATCAATACGATACCCCAGTGTTTCAAATGTTTTAGTATCTTGGTCTGTCATTGTATCAGCAAATACATAGATAGTCAAGTGTTTATAGTCTCTGCTTTTGTGGGCAAACAGTTGTAGCCAATCATCAGGATCAAATACAGATATGTGTGCATTACGTCCATCAGGTAAAGTTTTCATAGCCTTAAAACAGGCAACATTTATAAATACCATCTTTCGTGCATAGCCAAATATTTCATCTACAACCCATGATAAATCATCTTTAGCTATATGTTCAAGAACATCTGTACAAACTACAGCATCCCTCTTCTGCCCCGGTCTTGTGCTATACTTCTCATAGGCTGGATCATACAAAGCAAACTCTTCTAGCCCCCAGTATTCAGGAAGAGGACAATCAATCTCATTGGTGATTGTCTTGTAGTCCTCTCCATATAGAACACCTTTACCACAACCATAGTCTATCACAGACTTACAATTATTAGCTTCTAAATATGCTTTGATAAGATCAACAAACTTTAGAAGACTGCGGCCATTAAACATACCCTCTCCTTGAGCATGTTTCTCTTCATACATTTTAATTAGATTACCAAAATCATCAGAGGGATTAAGTCTACTGTTGCCGTTGTCTATATCAATATTAGTCATCGTAATATCCTTTAAATTGTGGACGCCTCTCTTGCGATACTTTGATGTCCCACAGGTCAGCAACCATAGTATCTTTACCATGATAAGATAGCACACCCTCCAGACCGGGATCATTAAATACTTTCTCACAGTCCTGCGCCATAGCAAGTAACTCACCTGTAGTCCAGTATGTGTTTTCTTTTACATTGACCTGTATATACTTTGGCTTGGGAACCTCTCCACCCTCAGTATCACCAGTGGTCTCTGTCTTCTCCTCATCAGTAGGCTCATCTCTGCAACAATCAAAACCAAATAGATGTATATCTCTGAAGCCCATTGTGTGCAGCATACCAATGCCACGCATAGCAGCGCATGTGCCACCAGTAATAAGCGTAGCTCCCTGTGGTATGCCAAGCTCCTGACTTAGTTTAACCTGCTGGTTCTCAATAGCTTTGCCTTGTTCATCCTCCTCACGTAGTGAATCAGTGAAAGCGTGCCAGCCCCATATAGTTGCATCACGTTCTATCAGATGTTCTGTAACAGAGGGGTCTGTCATAGATGCAACAAAGAACTTCATGTTAGGATCAAAGTCTTTGAACAAGTCTTTGCGTGTAATATTGTGTGTGCTTTTACCTGTGATAGGTCTGGGATCAAGAACAATACAACCCCAAGGAGTGATACCATTCTTAACAAGCCCCGGCAGTGCATGTTTAACCGTAAGTATTTTTGTTTTGGGATTTTCAAATAGAAACTGTTTTAAATATTCATAGTCAAGATAAGGACCAGCAGATATGATAGCTGCCTTGTCTTTGTGTGCTGGGTGTTTCTGAACCCACCTGTCTTTACCAATGTGGTTTAGATTTGTTTTGATGTTGTTGCGTATGTACTCTTTTGGCACTGAGTCTCTGGGATGCACAACTATAGGAACCTGCTTTAGTTCAGCAGGAATATCAGGCAGCTTCTCGTCGTGAATAAATACAACAAGATGTGTGCGACCACCATCTAACACTTTGTCATCAGAGGGTAGCACATGTTTACGTACCACAGCTTTCTCATCAAAAGATGTCCAGCCATCCTCTGTTGTTTTCTCCTCGTTGACTTTCTTTGTGGCAATAGAATCAAAAAGATTTTTCATACCCTGATATTTGTCATCAGGTGTTTTGTCATCGTCGTCTTTGGTAAAGAAGTGATCACCCATAACAACAGGAACAGTCTTGAGAATATCGTACTCATGCTTTACAGTTTCAATACTGTTGCCGCTACCCATCAATGCAAAGTCTACCTCCTCCATAAAGATAGGACGTAGAGTATCTCTGACGTTACCTTTGTATAACTCATAAGTAAACTGTTTGCCTTTCTCTTTGCTCATGTGTTCAGCAAACTCGTCAAACCTTTTCTCCACTGCTTTCCTAGTATTGTGAGGTTTGGCGTTGAACTCTTCTTTGTCTGTCTCTACTGTTGCATCTTCAAATAAATCATAACCAATGTAGTGAACTGTATCCGTTCTATCAAAGGCAGCAAGAGCCATCTCTATAGCACGGCCACCATTCCATGTTCCTGTTTCCAGAATGGTACTTGGTTTGTAGAAACGAATAGTATCTGCAAGCTGCTTGTATCTACCGGGAAGAATGTCAGGCGTAGTCTCTGTATCAGATAAATCAATAACTCTCTTGCCTGAACTGTCTCTGATATTCACAGAGTTTTTGTCGTTGATATTAACAATCAAGTTCTCCATGCCAACAAACTCATGAACAGTCATGCCATGTGCAGTGTAGATCGTAACAAGTCTGCTAAGAATAAATGCAGCAGTCCACTCACGGTAGTTGGTAAACTCACCTGACATGTAGGAGCCACGCCAATCACCCATAATATCTACAGCAGTCTGACGAGATAAATTAAATGCCATAAGGTAGGATGTTTCTGGCGTATATATAAAGTCTACAGAATACTTAGGGTCAGGAAAATAATAATCTAGTGTGGATGATCTGATGTCCTTTACAGTAGCGCACATAGGATCAAGCCACAAAAGCCAACAACCCTGATTGTTGAAGCCACACTCTGTAATAGCAAAGACTTCTGGTCCTGATGACAGTGCATCAAGCAGTTCTGTATACTGCACCACACCATCTTCAGTGCCATCGTGATCTTGGTTTTCTTCTACAAAAGTATTGTACTCTTCAATATCTTCTAGATTGTGGTAGTGAATGTTCTTGGCTTCAGGCAGAGAGTAGTTACTGATATCAAGATTATAATAATAACAGTGAAACTCTATGTTGGGTTGCCAGTTATCTTTGAACTCATTGAGGAGTTTGAAGCCATTCTTTTTTAGCTTCTTCTCATCAAAGCATGTTACAATTTTATATGTCATATGGTTTAATAATTCCTTTTCCGGCAAGGTAGGTGTAGTCTCCATTCCACTCAGCGGCATATCTTCCATCAATCTCTCTGGAACATTTCCACTCTTTGAACCACGGTCCTCCTGTAGTAAAGTGTACATTCTTTGCTTCTATCTCCTCTGGTGAGTGACCATCTAGCCAGTTCCATTCTTGGTGTATAGTTCCTATGTCGCCTTCTTTATCAGGCAACCACTCAAAGCCATGCAGCCAAGATCCCGGTTGTGTATTAACATCAATAGGATTTAGTCTCTTGTTAAGTTCATGACCACAGTTCCAAAGAATAAGGCTTGACCAGTTCTTACGGCGGTAGGACTCTTGCTTACGGCCATCCATCTTAAACTCTTCAGTTGGTTCATACTTGTGTTTAACACAGTATAGTGGATAGTAATCTATATTGTATTCGTCAAATAAATCGTTAATGTCAGTGCGAAGATACATGTCGCAGTCCATGTACAATGCCCAACCCTGATACATGTTTAATGCAGGGACAAGAAAACGTGTGAAGCTAAAGTCAGTAGAGAACGGCTTACCATCTATGTCATCAATCATCTGCCCATCTTTGACAGTATGCTTACGATTATATAAACCCATACGTTCTACAATATCTTTTCGTATTGGCTTGATGTCTACATTATCAACAGAGATACGTTCTATAGTAAACTTCAATACCTCATAAGCTACATCCTCTCTTGGATCATAGCCAATGTAAACTGTGTTGGGTGACTTTCTCATCGTATCTCCTAATTTTTATCTGATGCAGACTTAAATATAAAAGCTGTAAAAACAATCCCAAGAAGAAACAGGACATGACCAACGACTAACTCACCGTACCATATCCATGATGTTGTTGCTGCACAAAAGATTGTTGACCACATAACACTAAGCACAATCATAGTTTGTAAACGCTGTGCAGGTGGCAAGGCTCGTAATGGATTAATCTTTGAGTCCATTAATTGTTCATACATATTCATGTGTTATCCTCATGTAAAATGGGGGAGCAAACACTACTCACTCCCCCAAGTTTAGTTACAGGCTGTAAACTTTTTCTTTTTTCTCTTCAGGTATTACCTTTTGAAGATTGATGGTAAGCATCCCATCACTGAAAGAAGCATCATTTACAACCACGTCTTCGGCAAGAATGAAAGATTTTGAGAAGGGTCGTCTCGCTATGCCTTTATGTACGATCTTCTTATCGTCTTCCTCTTTAAGTTTCTTGCCGCTAATGGTTAGCTTGTCGGACTCTGTTTTAACTTCCAACTCTTCTTTGTTGAATCCAGCAGTGGCTAACTCAATAGTGTACTTCCCATCTCCATCTTTGATTAAGTTGTGCGGCGGATAAGAACCTGCACTTGGGTATGGAACATTGTCAACTATGCGAACCATTTCATTAAATAGTTTATCATGACCAATC